ACTCATTATTAAACCATCAGGGGGACTTGTCGATTCCGAAAGGAATACCGAATCGCTTTCCGTTCGGTTCTCAATCGCTGGCACAAATCCTGACTTGATGTCGCCCAACAATAATAAAGTTTCAAGCAATCCACTGCTTCCCATCGTATGACCAATTTTTTGCTTGTACGAGGTTGCAACGAAGTCTTGTAGCGTTTGGGTCAAGGCGTTCTTTTCAGCCTTGTTGTTGGACGCTGTTCCAGTTCCGTGGGTCTTTACAATTTTAATCTCATTAGGGGAAATATTGCCATAGCGCATTGCGCCAGCCATAGCCTTTATGAAGCCTTCCCCATCCTCACACTGCCCAATGGCGTTTGTAGAGCGTTCTGAGGCGCTGTACGCCCCTACCAGACGGGCATGGGGCTTGATCTGTTGCTGGTTAACCGCGTCGCGGGACTCAAATACCGCCAAGGCCGCACCCTGACCAACCCTAAACCCAAAATTAACCGAGTCAAAAGCGGATGGCTTGACGCCCTCTTGCTCTTGTTTTTCGGTGAGTACCGCCTTAGAGTCGCCAAAGAACTCTAAAACAGCGTTGGACACACCGTCCTCAACTGTCAACACAATCACACGGTCAAAGTTGTAAAACTGGATGAGATTTTGGACATCCATCATTGCCTTGAGGCTGGAGGCGCAGGCGCTGGCATCGGTGGTCACCATGTCCATGTCGCCGCAGGACTGGGCAATCCTGCCAGCATAGACCTGCGTCAGCGTGAACGGCAGGAACTTGTAGGTGTAGGACAGCCGAGTGTCATAGGATCGTTGATTCAAGCCAGCAAAGTGGGCGTTGCCACCAGCAAGGATGAATGCCGTCTTGCCCACAGGGTTCTCGCGCAGGTACGTCAGCAACTCAGGGTCAAGCACCTTCTCGGCCAACTTGTGAGGGGGGTAGACCAGACCAGACTTGGCGCGGTTGTAGGTGTCTGGGAACCAATGCACCTTCTGAGGATAGACAATGTCGTCAAGAAGTTCGACGGTTTCGGTCGAGGCCGTGCGGTAGTGTGTAAGGTAAATCACTTGCACACCTCTTTGACTTCTTCCATAGAGGTTGGCTCTTTGGTCTTGTGGGCCATCACAAGATCATGGAGTTCCTGCACAGACGCGGGTGTCCAATCCTTGCTGATGGCGTCTTCAATGCCATAGAGTTCGTCAAAGTACATCAGCATGACTAGACCATCAAGGCTGTCCAATCCAATTTCCACAAAGACATCTTCCATTGAATCTGCAATGGATGGCTTGGTGTGCGCTGGCCGCGCCACCTTTGCCACATAGTTAAAAATTTCAATGAAGTTCATGTTGCCGTTTCCTGTGTCGATTCGTTGACGGCTCCGACCAGTGCTTGCGCCCAGTCATGCCAGTTCTCGTAGATGTAGGGGCCGGGTATCCCCTCGTTCACAAAGATGTCGATGGCTTTTAATCCAGCCGCCCACTCTTTCCACCCCTCTTCGGGAGTATTCATTGATAGCTGTTGCGCCGCATACGCCTCGCACATCAGGCTCGACCAAGAGTCCCATGTGTGATACCGAGGGTCGTATACGAGTGGTAACGCCATATTACGGTCTTACATCGCCAACATTGGCGTGCAACAAAACCTTACCTAATTGGTAGTCCCCGCCCTGCGTGTTGCTTGTAAAAATTAGCCGCAACTCACGGCGCTGTTCACGCAAGTCAATCTTGCGCGTGTCAGGGTCAAATGGATACGGCGCGGAAGTTACATCCTCTGCCTGCGCAAAGGGGCGACCAGTCACTTGGAATGTCATCTCGCCAGACTGAATAAAGTCAGGCTCCATGCGCTCTAAATGCAATTGAAAGTTGTCGCCAACAGGAGACATTTGCGATGGGCCACCCTGCACCCAGCCAAGGTCAGATGTCTGGAAAGAACTTTCAATCGCATTGGTCTGGCTTCCCACAACCTCATCAACGCCAAATTCATGTTGCCACAAAGTAATTTGGTTTGGAGGCGATTCAAAACTAGCCGTAACAATTGCAGTTGCAGTTGCCGCCGCAGAAATTGTCAAAGTTGTTCCAGAGAACCCAATAGTTCCAGATACAGCGCCAGCGTTAACCACCGACAAGGTGATGGTTGTGCCAACAATACTGACCACGGTTGCGGCAACTCCAAGCCCAGTACCCGTGACCAACTGCCCACGCAAAATGCCAGTAGCACTTGCCACAAGAATTGTGCTGGCTCCTGAAGTCCCGGTTGCCGTTGTAGATGCCGAATTTGGAGCAATAAACGTAATAGCCGTTGAAGTTGGAACACCAGCGGCAACCACCAACTGACCGACCGCAACTTGGTTGTTGATGGACATGGTCAGGGTTGTGCTGGCATTGGTTGTCGCAATGCTGGCAGAGAACAGAACAATTTGAGATGTTGGGTCTTCACCTGCATTGATTGGAAACTTGAACACTTGAGAGAAGTACCCAGCAGTTCTAGTCGCACCGTCAGAGCCGCCTGCGTCATACCAGCAGTTCTCACGAATGTTGTAGATGATGCAGTCGTTGCACTCTTCTGAGTCGCCTGATGGGTAGAACCACCAAATCTCACCAAAACGAGGAACTTTTTGCGCCCAAACTTTTTGACGCTGGTTGTAGTTCAGATTGTCAAAAAAGTAGTTCTGATTAAAATTGTTTGGTATTTCCTTGACCACGCCGTTGTACAGCAAGAATCGGTCAACACCAATCCAGTAGTAGATACCGTCATACTCAATGACGCACTGGCTGGAAAGGATAGATGTCTGGCTGGAAATAATGTCATAACGCCAGTAAAAGGTTTGCGGGACTGAGGCGACCGTTACCGTGGTTGGCGTGTAGGACACTCGGATAAGCGAATCAAGCGCCCAGAACAGGCCAGAGGGGGCGTTAGAGCCGCCTCGCACGGGCAAGCCCTTGACAATCTTTGTGGAGGCCACATTGGTCTCGTTAGCGTCAGGGCCGTTCCAATCAAAGGGGTCTCCAGCAACACAGTTCTTGATAAGGCCGTTGTCGCCGTACACAAAAACATATGGATGCAAGACCACTACGCCACCAGCAACTTCAATGATGTCACCCGTAGGGGTTGTGCCAGTGGTGTCCGTCAGAGGAGACAAGACCGTCCCGCCAATGGTTCCAGCCAAAACAGGGGACACGGTTGTTTGGTCAATTTCAAGGAGGTTCTTGCCCGGGTGCGCCATCAGCAACTGGTTCCCCGAACCCTGCGAGTCAAACGACGAATCAAACTGCCACAGGTTCAAATCGCTTTCCGTAAAACCATCATTGATTGTTGCAACATTGATAGTGAAGCCACTGCCAGTGCCGCCAATTGATGCCGCCGTGGCGCTCAACGTGTTGCCAACGACATACCCGTTGCCAGCCGCTGTGAGCGTTACTGTGGTTACCGTTGCGCCAGCCACAATGATGGTAGCCTTGGCTCCAGAGCCAGAGCCACCTGTCAGGGCCACGTTGGTGTACGTTCCATTGGTGTACAGCGTTCCACCCACTAAGGTGTTAAGGGTCAGAACAAGACCCGTAAAGGTGAACTGGTTAATGCCAGAGCCAATACCAGCGTTGTTGATGTTGACAACCTCAACGCCATTGTTGTATCCGTTAAAAACTTGGTTGATGCCATCAGCAGAGTTGACGTAAATGCCACGGGAGTAGCCATGCGCGTCAGTCACGATGGCTCGGTATCCACCAATCTTGCGAGGACGACCACGCTGAAAGCGAACCCACTTGCCATCGGTGTAGACGTTTGCATCAAATACTGTACCGTCCCGCTGAATGCCAGCGGTGGTGTCAATCGAGAAAACCTTCTTTACCATCAGAAGACTCCGCCAGAAATCCCACCTGTAAAAGTTCCAGTGCCAGTAATACTCAACCCTGTTGCAGAAAACGAGGCAAGGTTTACGCCAAGAATGGCGACGTTCATTTGACCAGAGGTTGCGCGGTAGATACCTGTTGAGGTTTCAGTTGCAAAGTTCAAGGACGGCGAACCCACCGTACCATCGCTCAAACTGATACCCGTTGCGCCAGCGAGGTAGGTGTTGGCGTTCAGGATGTTGACGGAGTCGCACACGAGGATGGACTGGGCCGTCCCGGGAACCGTTGCCGTACCCCCGCTACCCGTCGTAAAGGTCAGCGTGTACGGGCCAGCACTCGTTGCGTTCAGGATGTAGTACACCTGCACCGTTGCGGGCAGGACAATTGTCACGTTGCCAGCCAAAGCCCCTGTGTACTTCTGCACCACGTTGGCGGCTTCTGTTGCCGTCAATGTGTATGTGCCAGACGATATTGCCTTGGTCAACTGGGTGAAGTTGAACAGCGTGGACTTGCCAAGGCCAACTGTGTAGAACGTCGTTCCGCTTGACACAATCATTGCTGAGTCAGCAGGTTGCAAAACAATGTTGGTTGAGCCGTTAATGGTGTTGCCGCTCTGCCCTGCAATTGTCAGCGCCCCAGAACCTGAGTTGCGAACCATCGTAAACCAGTTGTTGCCAAGCGTGGTCGCCAAGTCAAGCGTAAAGGTTCCTGCGCCACCCGTCCACACGAGCGCCGCCGCCCTGTATGCAGAAGTCAGGGCAGTAGGGTTTGATGTCGTAGTGACTGGATGGCTTTGGTTCAGTGTGGTGCTTAGAGCCACCAAGCCGTAACCAGCAAGCGTTGCCGCATCAGCAGACGAAGAGCCAGTACCAAAAGCAATGATGCCCCATGTGCCTTGGTTATCGTTGTTTGAGGTGATGTAGATGTACTTGGACTCGCCAGCCGCAATCGTGATGATTGTGTTCAGACCCGTGAAGTCTTTGACCGTAAATGAGTTCGCGCCGATGTTGCGAATCAGGGCATCTTGACCGACCGAGGCTTGGTCGGCAGGGGGCATGAAAAGCGACAGCCCCGCAGTGGAGGCCGTGACCTGCATAATCCGCGCCGCATAGTCACCAGTGGCATTACCGTTGATGGGCCACGACAACTGCGTGTTTGCGGTCAGCGTAATGGAGCGATAGGATACGTCAGTTGGTTGGATGACGTTACCCGTAAAGGGGCTGTTGTAACTCATTTATGTGTCCAATACGGAAGATTGACGGTCACCGATGCGCTGTATATCTTCGGCCTTCAGTGTCTGGATGATAAGGTCATAGTTCTGCTGCCACATAGGCATCCGCTCATCGTTCTTGAGGAACGGCATTGCCTGCAACAGCGACCCGTATAGCAACGCTTGGGGCGCGTAGATGGTGAACCAATTGACTTGGTTAGAGGAATCCAGCGGCTGGATTCTCTCGTAGTACAGAACCTCAAATGCGTATGCCACGTTGGGCGCGGGGGCCACAAGCCAGTGGGTGTAGTCGTAGTCGCCGTAATAGACTGGGATGCCAGTAACTGCGGCGCTAGGGGAGTAGTCCCTCAAATACTCATACTTGCGGAGAAATGCTGGCTGGCGCTCACCATTGACCAAAATGTTGAAAGAGACCGTTTTATGCCACCGGGCAGGCTTGTCAATGATGGGCTGGCCTATCACCATCGTGCTTTGGTTGACGGTCATGTTCCCCAAAAACTTGATTTGGCTGGCAATGATTTGCTCCGCCAGCATAATGAACAGGGGAATCTTTTCAAGCGTGGCTGTGTCAGACCGCTCCAGATACGATTGGATGTTTTCGACCAAAGAGTCGTAAGTCATTACGGCGGCAACTGGCATCTTGAGACATCCTTTCTTTTGTTTATTTTAAGTGGTAAGTGCGCTCTAGGCAAACGGGCGAGTTCCAGCCTTGTCGATGATAAGCGCCTGCCTGCGTGGGGTTCCGTCTGGAGTGTTCGTCACGCTGATATGCGTCCAAGAATCAAACTCACGGATGATTTGGTCAAAAGGCAGGCCAGCGGCAATTATTGCCCTAACCACGGCATCAGGGGCCATGCTGGGGACTCGGAAGTCGCAAGCGGCTCCCACCCTATGTTGGCTAGAATCTCGGCTTCCTACGCTGTCATTGACCTGTTTTGACCTGAACCCAGAATTGACCATGATTGGCTTGCCGTCCAGAGCCGTCTTTACTTGCTCTAAGAACTCAGCCAGCCGCAAAAGGTTTGCCAACTCCGAGTCGTTTGGCGTGTTGTCAAACTGACGGTGGCTGGTGGCAGTCAGTTCTTCCAGTGTGAAGTGTTCTGTCAAGTTCATTTTTTACTCAACAAATCTGTCTTGGCCTGAGAGCCAGCACTAGAACCAAAGTAGTACGCAATGATTCCTGTCCAAGCAGTACCCAGACTGCCCAACATCATCAAAATGGCAGGGTTGCCAGAGTCAATCTTGTTGAAGAACATCATCACCATGATGGAGAAAAACCCAATCGTCACAAGACCCGCCAACAAAGGCGGCATCAAAGAGCGGGTAGTTGCCTGCATATCCCGTGCGGACTTGCGGTCTTCAACCTCCAATTTTTCAAAGTTAAGGCCAAGTTCCTGCGCCTGCTTCTGCAACTCAATTTCAGCAATCTTGACTTGAGCAATTTGGTCTGCTGTCAGCTTGCCTGACTCAATAGTCTTTTGTGCGTCTTCAGCCGAGATGCCCATAACTTTTGACACTACCCCATAGGCTAGAGTCCCAAACGGGCCACCCATCGCGGTGGCGATTGTCGGCGCGATTTGTTTTAACCAATCCATTGTTTATCTCCTTTGAAAATCACATTTGCCAGCGCATTGGTCAAGAATCTCATAAGAGATATAGACGACAAAACCCACCATAGCAAAGAAGACTAATGCCAGCAACACAATCTCAAGAGCCTCTTCAACTTCTTTTTTGTGCTTTGCCGCCGTTTCTTTTTCTCGCCTAGCATCGTGAGCCGCTTCAACATCCATCGCCGCCGCTCGTTCTTTTATACGGTTCCAGACGTCTATACGCCCCGCCTGCATAAACAACAACTGCAACTCAGCCTCAAACCTTTTTGCTTGGTCAAGAGCCATCTCTATTTGGATGGCAACTCCCATGCTAGACTTGGATTTCTTTGCTTGAGTAACAGCCTTTGTTGCCGTACTTTTGGCGTCAAAATACTTCCCCAACACGGGGCCAAGGGAGGCAACGTCATCGACGGTTTTACTGACCTTCTTGATTAAGGCAACAGCGGCTTGTATTCCCGCAAGAGCCGTTAGAGGGTCTATCATTTTCCTTCAACCTTTTTCCACTCAAGGCAAACAACCTTTCGGTTGTAAACATCTCCTGTCCATGTCCAGCGGACGCAACGGTATTCAATCTTGTCTTTGCTAACCGCTATTGGCAAAAAAAAACTGTGAAAATTAGACATTTCACAGCCAGCAATTACAGCCCCAAAATCTTTTTGATGAGTTCCCCAGCCACCCCGGGGCCGAACAGCACGCACACAATCACCCCATACAGCAGATACTCAATCCTGTTCATCCGCTTTGTACCTTCGTCAAAGCGGTTCTGGATGCCCTCGTACCTCTGGGCGCAGATGGCCTCGTGGATGCCTAGACGCTTGTCCGTTTCATTGGCAAGTTCGTGAACATCCGCCATGCCTACTCCGCAGGAGGCTCAACAGGCGCTACGGGTTCAACAGGGGCTTCAGGCACTGAAGGGGCTGTGAACGCGCCAGTCTCGGCGTCGTATGACCAACCTGATTGAACTTCGTCAGAACAGAAAACAATGCTCTTTAAGAGGTCAGGGTGAAAGCATTGCTGGATAGAAAAACCATCAACTGGTTTGACAATCTCTACAACTGCGTTGCCTTGGATTCGTGCGTATGTCATTTTTTTACCACTCCACAATAACCATGCCAGCACCAGCAGGGCTAGAAGCGTTTGAGCCTGCACCACCCCCGGGGTAGCCACCAGATTGGATGTTGCCACCACCCCCACCGCCACCGCCATTTATGCCGTTTAAGTTTTGACCACCACCGCCGCCAGTGCCAATAAAATCTATTGAAAAGTATGGCATTCCAACTGTTGGAGGATTTCCAGTAGCCGCAAAAGAAGAACCGCCAGAGCCAAAAATACCATTACCGCCCTGAACACCGTTGGTGTTTCCTCCTCCGCCACCTGACGCGCCAGTTCTTCCGTTTTCGCCAGTAGCGGCGGCGCTTTTCCCGCCATTGCCGAAAAGAGATGCAACGCCGCCCCCAGCAACGTCATAGTAACCAGCGCCACCAGTGGTATTTATATCTCCACCAACACCAGTTCCGCCAGCAGTTACTGCCGCCGACGACACAGAAGCGCCTCCTGTTGCAGAGCAATATGACCCAAACGAAGAAGTGCCACCCGTGGAACTAGCGCCAACCCCCCCCGCGCCAACGGTTACGGCAACAGAAGCGACTCCTGTCAATTCGTATATGGCACGCATTGTGAAGCCACCGCCTCCGCCTCCTCGACCACCGCCACCACCAAAGCAACGAGCGCGGACGTTGGCAACCCCGGGAGGGACAGTCCACGTTCCAGAGGAACTAAAAATTTGCACCTGTCCATTGCCAAACACCCCACTAATTGGGTTAAAGGCGGTAGATTGAATAGGGACTGCCATTATGAATTTCCTTTTAAATTGACGCTTCTGCCGTTGAAGGTTCCCTTGAGGCCACCCACAGCGCCGCCCGTGCTGTCAAAGGCTCCACTCGCAGTGCCTGTGTATGACGCGCCCAACAAAGCCTGCCCATTGGTCGCCAACTGCCCCGTAGAGCCTGCTGTTGCGCTTGTAATGGCAACCCCAGCAAAAGCACCCGAAATAACGCCAGAGGTTGTTACTGGCGCAATTGCAGTCAATGCTGAAGGCGTAACCCCCGCAGTTATGTTGTATACGTTTGACAGGCTCGTGCCATTGATAATTATAAAAGAAGGGTAATTAGAAGCACCACCCAAGAACGTAATAATTGCATTATTTCCAGCGCCAGCCGTAACTCGCGGCTGGGCAGATATTGTGCCTACAATTGATGGGTTATATGCATTATTTGAAAACATTGGCACATTGTTTGTGGTTGTTGTTTCAAACGGCAATGGTTGACCATTGCTGAACGTCATTTTCGCTGGAAGACAAGCAAAACCCATATTTGTAGCACTATAGGATGTTGCTATAACTATATTTCCGTTACCCGTCATCCCTACTCCCATCATAGGATAAGAGGTTGGGTTGTTTGAAGAACCTAAACCATTAGGCCAATCAGTACCTAATCCGCCAGTGTAATAAGGAGCCATTGCTCCCGTATCACTCATCATTGAATAGGCTGGACTCCCACCATTATATGTTGTAATAATATAAGTACCAGACTCTGTTGCGCACATTTGAGGGCTTTGATTATACGCACCACCCGCACCCAGACCTGTGCCGTTTGTAACTACTGCCCATGTATTTGTGTTTGTTGGCACATATGAATGGAAAAAACTCTGCCCGTAAGTTGTAGAAAAATAAGCAAAACCAAAACCGCCATAAGAATTACCAGCTATTGAAAATCCCTGCGAACCAGTGTATGTAGTAAGAGAAATATTCTGCAAAGCCGTAAGCGTAGAGTTATAAACCCGTACATTAGAATTAGACCCGTCTGTACTGTAAATGATGGCAAACTTATTATCTTGCAAACCAGTAATGTCAAATTGAGTTTGAGCGGAAAAGTTATAAAATGAAAGCGACGTAGAAGTTGTTAAGGCGTAGCCAGAAGAGTAAACATCTAAATTAAGAGTCGTTGCGGCTGAATTGTATTGCACAACAAAACCACCACCAGACAAGGCGGCAACTTTTAATGCATAAGTAGACGACGTACCCGTCCCAACACTTATGGTAATTACAATACCGCCTGCTATGGAGTACACATTTGCAGTAATATCCGAACCAATCTTATAAACCACAACAAAATTACCATTTGGCAATGAGCAACTTGCAATTGAATTTGCTGTTGAAGAAACAATCGCCGTGGGGCCAGACACTGTGGCTGGAGTATTTGTGTTAACAGCACTTTGAGTTGTAGCTGGATAAAACGATACAGAATTGGGATTTGAAAAAGGTGTAATTCCAGCGGCGGTTACGCCTGAAACAACGTACGGCGTACCTACTATGGAGGTAAATGGCGTGACAAGATAACTTGATGTGCTAATTCTGCAATAGAATTGTTGTGTAGGTTTCTGCTGATTGGTTACAGAAATCCAGTACGCATTAACAAAGCCGCTAGACTCAAGCAATGTAACTCGATTGTTACCAGCGCAAAATCCACCAGTCACTTGAATAGGGATTGCACCAGTGCCATTTGAACCGCTGATACAAGTTCCAGAAGAGTTATAGAATGCGTACTGCATATTCCCATAACCATCTGAAAAATACAAAATAAAATTACCAGTGCCAACAGCCTGAACGCTCAAATACGAACCGCCATAAGAGGTTTGATAGAAAAGGTTTGCAATAGGAATTGCAATAGTTTGTGAACTTAGCGTGTTGCCTGTTGGTAAAAATCGAAACGCTGGATGACCGTATGTTCCATTGTTTGCGTTGTAACCTATGACAATAGTTGTTCCATCCGACAAAACGGAGGCGTCTGGCCCAGCTAAAGTACCAGCACTAGAAAGACTAGAGGGGGTGGTAAACGAAATGCCACCAGTAATTGATGTTCCACCTGAATTATAAAGATTGTAGTAGTAAGTGGTAGCATCGCCACGGTCGCAAATAAATACAGAACTATCGCTTCTTGATGTTAAAGCAAATGAGTTCTCGTTAGACGCCGCAGTTATTCCTGTATTAATGGCGGCATACGCGCCAACGCCAGTAGAACTGTATGCCCGTAAATATAATGTTGCGCCAGTGTCTTTTATTGCAATGGCAAACCCACCATTGGCAAGAGCCGTCATTTCTAAAGGGCAATAAGTCCCGCCACCGCTAAAGGCAAGTGAGGTGTCTTGCGTTGCGGCTGTTACAACAGTTCCTGCATTGTCGTAAATTGCATAGTTGACGACGTTAGATGTGCCACCAGAACTATTGCCCCATCCCACGGCAAAACCACCACCAACTAAAGCAACAACGGAAACGCAGGCATAAGTTGCTGATACAAAAGTTGCCGAAACAAGCGTAGAAGCAACTACAACAGTGCCGCCTGCATCAACCACTCTAAAATAAACACGGTTCGCTTGCAAAGCAGATGAGTTGTACATTGACCACGCTTGAACAATATTCCCATTGGTTAAAACAGACGCAAATCGTCTGCTTGTTCCACCGCCAGAGCCTGCTTGCATCTGAGCGTAAGTAAACGCTGGGGCAACAATTCCACCTGTCCCAGATGGGTTGATTGCGGCTGAATCTGGAAAACTAAAATTTACAGTGCTTGGTGCTGTCAAGTTGGCTGGATTCTTGTAGTCGCCATTCTGGAAGTACACAGGGTCACCAGCATTGAAGCCAGTGGATGTGTAGACCTCGGCAACGCTTGTCGTGCCTGAGTTGTTTGGAAGCTGTTGAATAGAACGTGACATTTTTAACCCTCGTATCCGTAGACGTTGACGCTCACACCTGCAACGCTGGCATAAGCAACCACCAATTTACCTGAAGTAGCAACGATGCCACCGCGCTCCAAAACGCTGTTCGGAGGAATCACAGTCTCAAACTCCAAGTACTCAGCCGCTGTTGGTGTTGATATCGCGGCAATTGCCAAGTTGACGGCAACAGGGAAACCGCTTGTGTTGTTCATTGCGACGTTGAACACGGAAGGAGTCGCACCAACCGTGTAGACCGTGGTGTTTGTTATGGCGGCAAGTGATGCCTGACCTAGTGTGCCTGATGCCATGTTCGTTCCTTAAAATTGAGCCATGTAATATGTTTGTGCAATTGTTGGCCCAGTTGCTGGCGGAGCCGCCGCCGCCGCCCAATACGCTGATGTGCCATCAGAGGTCAAAACTTGCCCAGCAGTACCGATGGTATTGACCAGCGAGAACTGCGCCCTGTAGGGGGTCACAGCCGTGATGGTGATGGGGTTTGTGCCAAAGACTGCCGCACCACCTGCGTTGAACGACCCAGCGGTGGCCGGAGCCACGCTTAAAGCTGGAACAAACGGTTCCCACTGAGTGCCGTTCCAAATCCAGTTGTACCCCGTCGCAGGGGAATAAACTTGCCCCGTTGTAGGGCTGACAGGTGGTGTGAAGTTAAAAGCCATTTTTAACTCCAGTTACCGACTCGGTTCACTGCATTTGTACCAAGGGGGCGAATGCGGAAAAAGGAACCCGCACCAACCAGAGCGGTAGCCGCAATACCCAATGACACTTGAGGAACAATCGTTCCTGCGCCAGCCACCGTGATGTAGCCTTGAATCACCGCAAAACCAGTCGTGGTTGTTGAGGCTGTTGCAATCGCAGTGTTTGCCGCGACGTTGTAGGAGATGGTCGCCGCAGTAGGTGTTGCAAACGCCGTCTTGGTTGCGTTGGCTGTCCAATACTGGTTAATTGTTGCAGAGCCACCTAGAGCAAAGCCAAACGAGCCAGAAGACGCAGACATGGACGACAGGTTAAATTGGCACTCAAACTCAAAGGTTCCAACTGGCAAAGTCACAGCGCCGTTTGCACTTGCATTAAAAATTTGTTGCGCCGCAGTGGTCGATGTGAGCGTGAAGTTTGACGTTTGCAGAATAAACTGCTCCGTCATCCAAACGCCACGGGTGCTGGCTGTTGTTGTGAGGTAAGCAACAACGCCATCGTATTCAGCCGAACCAGCCACAGGCGTGGTCAGGTTTGTACCAGCGTTGAACAACATTGGCTGAACTGAGGTTGTGCCTGCCGACATGGCAACCCGTGTAAAGGTTCCCAAGTTAGGCGTGGTTGCACCAACTGTTGCGTTCACCGCACCACTGGTTGAGTTCAACGCAGTGAAAGTGCCAGCGGCTGGAGTCGTTCCGCCGATAACCGAGTTGTTGATTGTTACGCCAGTGAGCGAACCTGATGTGATTGCAACATTGGTTGGGAAGTAGCCCAGCGTTGTCCACGCAGTTGAGCCATTGCCAATCTTTGCTTTTCCTGTATCGGTCTCATAACCGATTTCACCCGCAAGCAAAACTGGGTTAGCTGAAGTCCAGTTTGCCGCCGTATCGTTACGGTATTGAATTTGAATTGCCATTATGTTGCTCCGCCACAGTTAAGAAATAGAGGATTCCACGTTGTCGTTGATGCAGAACCACCATTAAGATTTGTCAAGTCTAAACCAAAAGTGCCAGAAGTAGGGTCTACCCAACTAGGCTGACCAGTGGCTCCAGACACAAATGTTTGACCAATACTCCCCACTGGAGAAAACGCCGTCACGCTTGAGCCTGACTGGTACACAATCTGACCCGCAATACCACCAGCAATGTTGGCGGCGGATACGGCGGCAGGGGCGGCAACCCATATGTAATTTGTTCCGTTGTAGCCAAGCACCAGCCCGTTCACAGGTGCAGGCACGTTGCTAAAACCACCAGCGCCGTTTCCAGCCAAAATGTAGGTATTGGCAGGGGTAGGTGCGGCGTAGTCAGTTCCAGCGACTGCGGCGGTCATTGCGCCTGCGCCGTTACCCTTTACGATGCCCGTGATGGTTGTTGCTCCAGTACCGCCGTTGGTCACGTTTAGCGTGCCAGCCATTGTCAACGTGCCAGAGGTGGTGATTGGGCCACCCGTAAAGTTCATGCCAGTAGAGCCGCCAGAAGCGTTCACACTGCTCACGGTAGCCGACGCACTGCCAGCAGAGGCCAACAAGGACACTACGCCAGCACTGTTCTTAACGTACAACTTCAGGTCAGCCGTGTTTACCGCCAATTCGCCAACGGCAAGATTTCCCGCCACAGGCACGCTGGTAGCCGTTGGACTGGAGTAGGTCTGAATGGGTGTAAAGCCTGCCTGTGCCATGTTTTTCCTTAATGTAGGTGTCTGTTAGCTGATGTTAATTACATTGCCCATTGCAGGGTGCGCAGAACACTGGTAATACAACGTAGCAGGTGCGTTCATAGGAACCGTGAATGTTTGTATGCCAGTCGTACTTCCGCTCACTCCAGAAGTATATTGCGCACCGCCTGACGACACTCTAATTTCAAAAGGATGCCCAACTGCCAAATTATTAAAGGTGTATGTAAAACCTTTGCTCAAATACAGTATTGGGTCGTCTGTGTTTCCTGCAACGATGCCAGAGCCTGTAAACACATAATTCGCACTAGCACCGTCAGCAACCATAGAAAAAGCAAGTTCGTTTGCTAATTTTATCCAAGCTGAACCATGAGCAAAATACATTGCCCCGTCTGCGTGTGAGTGGGCTAATGCGCCATGAGAAGTTGATGCTGAAGGAAAAGCGGCTTGGTTGGCGTAATAAAACGGAATCATGCTCCCGACTTGCGGCGCAGTGATTGCACCAACGTCAGAAACAGTAACCAAACTGTTTTGTACAATTTTTCCAGTTACGCCGTCAAACCTTGTGATTGCATTGTCTGTTGCAGACGCTGGGCCAATCACATCGCCAAGGCCAGAGCCTATTGCCGCAATGGTCTGGTTGGGCCAAGTGCCTGAGACTGTGACGTTTGTGCCAGCAACAATAGAAGGGGTGGCTGTTCCCGTTCCGCCGTAGGCAATGCCTAAAGTGCCTGCCAGAGTAATTGTTCCTGACGAAGTGATAGGCCCACCAGAGGTAGTCAGGCCAGTTGCGCCGCCAGACAAAGCAACGCTGGTAACTGTTCCGCCACCAGAAGAGCCGTTTGCCGCCGCCGTAATTCGTCCTTGAGCATCGACGGTGATGTTGGCGGCAGTGTATGCGCCTGCGGTCACCGTCGTGTTGGCAAGGGCGATTGTCCCAGTGGAGGTGATAGGCCCACCCGAAAGGCCAGTTCCAGTGGCAACAGAAGTAACGCCAGAGCCAGCGGAGAATGCAGTCCAAGCACCGTTATATCCCTCAAACAAGCCTGTTGTTGAGTTGTAGCGAAAGTTGCCAAGCGTAGATGCTCCGCGCTGGCCCGTTGTTCCCGTTGGCACAACAACGCCCCCAGTGCCGGGGATTGTGGGGTTGTCCACCAAAGAAATCGTTGGATTGCCACTTACCCCAGTCCCGTTTGTAACGCCGACTTGGTTTGCAGTTCCTGTGATGGTTACGGAAGTAATGTTGCCAGCGGTCGAGAGAGCCACAAGGCCATTTGCACTGACATTGGCAAAATTTGCGACCTGACCGCTCAAAGCGATGGTTGGGTCACCAGATACGCCAGAACCGTTGGAAATAGACAGTCCATTGCCAGAAACGGCTATAGAACGGTTTGTAAGGGCCAAAGCAGACGTTTTAACTTGGAACCCAGTACCAGAGTTCACCAAGGACAATAAAGCGCCTGTGGTCGTTATATTGAAGACTCCCTGCGCCCCGCCGTCAGTTGTGGTCAACCCATTGGTCGCCCCCACATACCGACTGTTTGTCAGTTGAGGGGTCTGAGAGACTGTCAAATAGGTGTAAGTCTGGACAGGTGAGCCAGCAAGCGCCGAAGCCGTCGTCTGGACTGTCACTCCATTTTGAACAATGGGAACCGCCTCAGTGCCTGTGATAGCACCAGCGGCTGGCAGTTGGAGTATGGTTACTTGTGCTGACATTTATGTACTCGTATCGTTTGGCGGGTTCGGAGAAATGGTGTCTTGGTTTCCAGTGCTTGTAGGAGTTTGAGTGTTTTGCTGTGTTGAAAGTTGAAACTCACTTGTTCCGCCAGTCATCAGGAAATTGTCGGTTGCCGCAACGCTCACATCAGGGCGTGCAAACCGAAGGTTAATCCTTTCGGTTTTGCGTGCCGCCAAGCGATAGGGGTCAAGGACGTCAAAACATCCGTCCCCGCACACGCGCAGACCGGGGCTGTTCCCATCGGGTCTCAAATTCACATACGGCTTCTTCATCTTGCACCTATCGCACACCGCGATGGCAAGTGAAGTCAATCCCGTTGTGTCTAAAAAGATAGGCATCCGTTACCTCGTGTACACCGAAATGTTGGGGGCGAAGTAAATCGGTGACTTGTCGCGCTCTTCCTGCTCTACCTCGTACAGGTACTTCTCAGCCATCTTCTCAAGATAGCCAACCCTGTCCATTGCAACTTGCGGAAGTTCAAGGCTCATGCGGTGAGCCAGCATGAACACCACCGCCTCGTACCAGCGTTGAGGAATTTGTAATTCGTCAGTCAAAGCGCCCACATCCATGATTTGGGTGGAGTACCACACAGTCATCTGCACAAAGGCATTGCTTGGGGTGGGCCACAGGTAAATCGTAGGGTCTGGAATGGTGCGGTCAAACCAAAATTGAAAAGGCTGGTTTGCTGTAAAATTTTTGTTTGGCAGGTTGGTGTAGTCGTCGCGGTTCAAGCGGGACATCATTATTTCGGTGCTGTTGTTGCCGATGTACCACTCGCGCAGGGCCAAAGTTGTGCCACCAGAGGCAACAATGCGGTAAAAAGCGACGCTCTGCCCCGGGTCTATATCAGTCCACACCCATGTATTGTCCGTAACCGCCACCGCCCCAAGGTTTTGCAATGTGACGTATGTCACACCATCGGTTGAGTATTGGAGCGAAATATTCCATGTTGCCGACCCGCCACCAGCAATGTAGGGCAAGAACCCAATGGAGCCTGCATAGATGGGGTTTGTTACGCCAAAATTGACCGTGAAGTTGCCGTTGGCAGAAGCCTGCTGGGTAAAGGTGCTGGTGTCGCCATCGTAAAGGTTTGCAACCGTTCCGCCAGCAGAAGAGGTGTACGCCCCCACAGGGCGGTTCAGCGTGCGGTACAGCACGTTCAGCGTGTCTACAGCGCCATTAGGCAGGGTGTATTGGTACTTGTTGGGGGTTAGACCAATGACCTCTTTGCTGATGCACCAGTACTGGATGCCGCGATTGATAAGGTTGGAAAGCAAGAACCCAAGCGATTGACGAGCGGAGGCAACTTGTTCAGAAGTCAACTCTTCCGCCAGTTTTCCGCACCGACGAGCGCCGTGGTCAATCAACGTCTGTACATTGACCGTTTGTCCGTAGGTGTCAGAATACGCCATCTGTTTTTATCCTTACCAGCCGGGGCAGTCCCACCGCTTCAGCGATGCCTTGGCGCGTGGCGCTTCCCCCTTTGAATGTTCCACAACCCCACTCATGCGTGCGCAAAAGGAGTCCTTTCGAGCGCCGCCTTTGGGCTGTGGAGCCTTTAAATTGCTTCCCGTTTCACGGTTGTATTTTGCCCGACCTTTGGCAGTTAATCCAGCGCCTTTTTCAACAGGCAACTTCTCGCCGCGACCGACTGCAAGATTAACTTTTTTTTTGCTCATTTTACTTTGGCGGTTTTTGCCGACTGCTTAAAGTCACCAGCCGTTGGCGCACCTTTGCTACCCACTCGCCGCATTTTTTCGCCAGAGCCTTCAGCGATTCTTTCACGTTTTGCATTGATATTTGCATACAATCCGCCGCCTTTCATTTTCTTTGCTTCATCTGCCTTGGAAAATTCTTTACCGACTTTTTGAGGGATGCCAGTCTTTTTGGCAAAAGAAGGGTTGTGTGCAACCGCATTCATTAACTTGTGTTGGGCAGGTGATTTGCTTGGCATTATGCGTACCCCTTGACCATCTCCAAGATGCACCAGTAGGTGTCACCAGAAGAGGCGTCAGCCGTGCTAAACATAATGTCGCCAGTAACGCCAGCACCGCCGTTGTTGGTAATGCCGCCAAAGCCTGTCATATCTAGCGTCTGCGTCGCACCGGGCGAGGACAGAAAAAACGGCACATCCGTTGTGGCGTCCCAAAACATTCTGACTTCCATGCCGTGATTGGCAATGTAGATTTTGGTGACTGTGACACGATCACACGCCGCGCCTGATGCGCTTGGCGTTAGTGCAGAAACATCAACCTTCAAAACCGCAGACTCACCAGTGCCGTCACTGATGTTTGTAAATTTCATGATGACCGTGCGCTCACCATCTATGAGCGTTTGGCTCGTAACTGCATCAGCCATATTTATCTCCAATTAGAAGCGGGGGCCGTAGCCCCCACTCGTTTTCAACAAGCGCGTCCGCCGCGCTTTTTACCTGCTGGGGACACCGTCACAGACCTTTCGGTTTCTGTGATAGCGCCCTGACCCTTTAAGGATGGCATACTTTCTTTTTTGTCAGAAAGCATATTTCTTTCCTTGTCGGAAACAGAACCTTGTCCGCGAAACGCATCACGCGCTTTGCCGTAAAGTTCTTTGACCATGCTCAAAGGATTCATCGCCTCCTCCAACTCACGACTTGCTTTGTCGCTTGCAGATTTTGGGTCTACTTTGTTTTTGTCAAAGAAAGACTCATTTGGAGTTGGAGAGCCACCCTTCTGCATCTTCTGATACTTGCTATAGACATCGTTGGATTGCGCCTTGGCCTGTTTCATGGCCGTAGCGTTTTCCGCTCCGTTATTAGCACGCAAGCGGCCTTCGGCAGGGGTTACCTTGCCACCGCTTTTAAAAGTACCAGAAACGCGATTGGTGCTTACTGGAGGGGTAGGCTTTTTAGCGCCTTGGGGCATCGCGACGGGTTTGCCTGAATCAACAGTACCCCCCGTCGCGTAGGCTTTTTTTGTGGCACCGCCTTTTTTGAAGCCGCCGCCATTGCCTAAAGCAACGCCACCAGTTTTGTAACCACCTTGGCCGTCCGCTACACCACCAGTTTTATAGCCGCCGCCGTTGCCTAGAGCAACACCGCCAGTTTTAAGACCTTTATGGCCCTTAGAAGCCGCCTTAGAAGCGTGTTTGGTCAATTTCTTGTCCACACCCTTAATGGCCTTCATCTCGGCTTTGTGAGCGGCTTTAGACTCGCCACCTTCAGCCTTGCCGCCTTTTTTCATTGGCGCGGGCATAGAGGGGTTGCCCGCAGGCATTGCAGGCTTTGCCATTGCTGGCTTTGCCATCATTGCTTTGCGGCGTGAGGCCATCGAAGGCTTGCCGGGGGCGCGAACAGGAGCATTCACAGCAGGACGACCAACGAGGGCTGGAGTGCCAGACATCATTTCCATTGCACCGCCACCCATTGCCATTTTTTTGGCTTTGGTGGTGCTACCGCCGTTTTTCATCTTGACTGCGCCACCTTTAGCGAGTTTTAACTCCACTGAAGGTTCTGTGGTCATCATTTTGACCATTGGTTTGAATTGACCCATGATTAACGCTCCTTCGCAACAAAGACGTAATCCACAGTCATTGTCTTTGCAACGGCCTCACCATTTTGAAGAGCGATTGTCACAGTCATATCTTCGTCGTCAGGCAAGTTGGTGGTCACAGAAGTGCCCTTCACAACGCCATCTACGAAGTATTGAATGCTTGATGCGCCATCATAGTAAAACCCAAGACTAATAAATGTGTTATTAGCCATAGTAGCCACGCTAGAGGTCGTAGTTGCTGTGCCGTCCTTCTCAACCAACAGGCTTACCGAAGTAGAGCCGTCTGCCTTGATAAAAAACACACCATCCGAAACGTCAAGTGGGGTTGTATCGGTAATTTGAAGACCAATAACTACATCAGATTGAGTTGCGTCGCTCACCTTGAGGCGTGCCTCAAAGAAAAGTTCTTTGCCTGAAGCAAAGCGATATGACTCGCCTACTTTTTGCAAAGAAACAAGATCATCATCTGCGGCAGTGTTGGTGATCAAAAGTAAACCACCATCACCGTCAGTCAAAGCCTGAGTAGCACCAGCCTGAGTCTCAGTTACAGTCCAATTTGCGGCTACATAGTAGTCAAAATCTTCATAGTAAGTGTGAAACTTTGTTGGTGCTGGCATTGTCAGATCAGCAAACGGTGAATCTTCCCCGACGTTTGTCACGCCATTTGGGAAACGGGTTACCAGTAAATTTGCCATTGTCTTGCTCCTTATTAGCGCAGGGGCCGAAGCCCCCGCTTGGGTTTAGACGCCGGGTGTACCGTACATCGCACGAGGATCGGTGAAGCCGACTTGGTAACGCTCTGTCGCTTTGTAGCGCATAGAGTCAGTTTCAAAATCGCCTTCCAT